TCATCATTTTTATCCGTATTTTCATCATCTGTAAAAAAATTAAGTATAGATATATCGAATAAATATTTAAACCCATTAATAAATAAAATTAAAACAAAGAATATCCATGATATATTTTCAATTAATGAAACCGAAAAAGGTTTTTCAAATTTGTTCATTGGTATATTAAATAAAAAGGTACATACATAAAATCCAATAATAAACAATGAAAAATTAAGTAATGATTCAGGTTGATCTAAAAAAAGTTTAATATTATTATAATAACTTTTGAATTGCGTAGTTAAGTCGTCGTCTTTTAATGTATAATAACCAAATACACCAACTATCATCATAAAAAAGAAAAACATCATATCAATTGACCTGCTAATGTTTAAATTATATGTAGAATTTGAACCATTAAAAAAATAACGAAAAATAATATTAGCTAAAATAAAACTTCCTAAAAACCATAAAATAATAGTAATATTAGATTTATTAAAAATAGTAGAAAAATCAGTTTGTTCTAAATTAAATTCGTTTGCATTTTCTGGATTGGTATTATCTTCGGTGTTATTAGTTGCTGCCTCTAATAATTTTTCTGAAATTTGTGTATTATTAGTTGCTGTCTCAACTATATTTTCTGAAATTTGTGTATTATTACTCATTATAATAATGTTATATATAATAATTAACTATTTTTTTTTACGATAAAATAAACAGTAATTCATTGGAGAAATAATTTGTTCTTCGTTTATATATTTTACATCATTATCGTCATGAATAATCCATTTATTACTCAAGTTCTTAACAATAGCATTATAGTGACCACCATTTACACTGCCTATATGATTGCAAATACCAAACAAGTCATATTTATATAAATCTTGATTGTATCCATTAACATATTTAGTTAAATTAAACTCATTAATAGGAATATCAATTGTATTATTTATTCTTCTTCTACCGTCAGCACTAAATCTTTTTAATATAATTATTAAAATATCTGGTAAATTAAAAAATTTGATTTGTTTTTTAATATCTTCTTTTTGTTTAGTTTTTTCATTATACCATGCGTTATCACCATCTAAAATTTCAGGTTCACAATATAAATCAAAACAATCATATAATGTTTTAGCATCATTTTTATTATAATTAGAAATAGGTAAATCCAATATAAAAAATTGTTCAGGTCGGATACTATGACTAATTTTACCATCTATACTTTTAAGTTCAGAGTAATATATACCATAGAAAGTATTCATAATTTCAGAAAATTCTTGTTTATAACAATTTTTTAACATACGATAACATTCTTTAGCGATACTATCCGTTTTATTTTCTATTTTACCTGAAATAACCATATCAACTGGTCTTGAAATGCTATTATGTAAACATTCAATAAAAAACATTAAAAATTCTGGCATATCATTCTGTCTATTAGTTGTAAATAACTCTTTATTTTTAATTTTTGCTACTTTTTGAATAGAAGATACAAATTTAGAAGGTCTTATTATACCATTATCGCTCCACATTAAATTATACAATTCATTCCATTCTTTTAATAAGATATTATCCTCGTTATTTTTAATTAATTTTGAACATTTTTCTGAATTTAAAAAAATATTTATTTCATAAATATGTTTTAATACTTGTATACAAGAATTTAAGAAACATGTATTACCCAAATTTTCTAAACCAATCATCCCTTTTGTATAAAAATTCGAAGTCTTTGAATTCATTTGTTATATATATATTAATTTAAAGTTATCTTTATATAATTAAATTATATAATGGATAGTCCTTTTACTCGTAGAAACTCAATTGATGATAATTACAATTCAGTTGATGATAGAATATTAAATACGAGTAATGAATATCTTCAATTATTAGCAACGATAACTAATCAATATGAAGTGCAAAATAGACAATATACGGATTTATTAGACAGAATTATAACAATGGGATATCATACGCATCTAAATACATTAAGATTTAGAACTCCCCAACTGGTTCAACCTCCTCGAACCGTTCAACCTCCTCGAACTGTTCAACCTCCTCGAACTGTTCAACCTACCCATTATGAATCAGATGTTGCAGATGCACCTATACAAAATACAATACCTCCTAGAGTATCTCAATCCCCGAGTCGAAGGTCATTAACGCAACCAACTGGTCGTCAATATAGTAGATTTGGTTCAAGAACACGTATAACAGAAGAAACCCCAATTCTACCTAATCCATTTTATGGGTTATTCAATCCCTCTCGCGAGGATATAATTATTAGACCGACCGAAGAACAGCTAAATAACGCATCTACAATCATAATATACAATAATGACGATTGGACATATAGTTCACGTGTATGTCCAATAGGATTAACTGATTTTGAAGATAATGATGAAATTAGATTATTAACAGTATGCGGGCATTATTATAAAAAAAGTAATATAGACAGATGGTTTACTAGTAATGTAAAATGTCCAGTTTGTAGACATGATATTCGTGAAAATAATGAAGTAGATTTATCAAATAACGAAGTAGATTTATCAAATAATGAAGTAGATTTATCAAATAATATAAATCAAAATACATTATTGAATAGAATAACAAGTGAATTAAACACTTTAAATATGGCTGGTCATATTAGCGAATTAAATACTGCAGGACATAACCATAGTTTATCATACTTATTTAATATAGAATTACCAAATTTAGAGGGTGATTCAGATTTATCAGACCTAAATGCTGAATGATTGATAATTATATCTATATTTATCTTCATGTAAATACCATAAATTAGTCGGACGATAAAACGTTGTTTGATTTTTTTTTTGAGAATAAATTGGTCTCCCTGAATTATAAAATATATTTTCTTGTTTTTTTCTCCAAATTTCTTGTTTTTTCCTTGCATTAGTGTTTTGTGCGTAAAGATAATCATTCAATGAATCTTTAACTGAAATCATTTTTAAATTATATAAATATAAATATAAATATATTTTTATATAATTATTTAGAATAATGGATAAGTTATATAGCTGATTATTATCTAAGAATATAATAATGATAAAATATCATAATCTGAAATTATTAGTGATTATGCATAACCGGTCATCTATATTAAAAAAAAGCATATTGAACTCTCTGGCAAATAGAAATACGAATATAATAGTCCGTAATGAACAAAATATAAAATTACAAATATACAAGGGACCTTATGCTTATTCTATTGTACGTTCAGAGTGAACACATCGTAGTTAATTATAACATAGTATATATTTTATAATTAATTTATTTCATAGACCCCATTTATTACTGTATTGGTTTTTAATTATCTAGAATAGTGGATATGTTACTAGTAATATGTGTAATAATAACATTATCATCATTACCCCATGAATTAAAAATATCATCAGGGAGACGATATGTTTTAACTTGCACAAATTGTTCATCATTATAGCATTCAATGCCAAGAATAGCATGTGAATTAAGTGTATATTCAATACAATTTATAGTGAGTTTATTTATACTATTACTTGTAGTAACAGTTACAGCAGAATCTAAGGATGCGTCCATTATATATATATATTCTATATATAATAATTTTTCTAAATATAACTAAATATAACTAAAAAATAACTAAAAATAACATATTTATAACATATTTATAGTATATCTTTCGGTGGTGGTAAAATACCCTTAATCTTTGGATTGAACGATACTTTTGGATTAAAAAAACTCGGTCTAGTTATTTCATTTTCTTTATATTTTCCCTTATTAATCATTTGTTGTGTATATTGTACGCCTCCCCAATTAAAGTCCATTGGATTATCGCTATCTTTAGATAAACTAGTAGAATCATGTATGTCATCTAAAATTGATCTTTTTCCTTGAGTTTGTCCATATGGGTCAAATCCTGGATATAAATTAATATTACTAGTATTTATCTGCGACACAGGAACGGTTTGTCCTCCTGCGTTTAAATCGAGTGGGCTAGGTCTAACTCTATATACATCATTGCCTTGTGTAGTGGTTTCCTGTTGTAAAAATAAAACAGGACAAACAATACCATTTTTCTTTTGTATTTCTAAATAACTTATATATTCATCTAAATTAAAAAACGGTAAGGGATTTTTATTTTGTTCTAATTTTTGATTAGTATTATATAATAATATAGAATTTCCTTTTTGTATTAATAAGTTCGGACAAGAATTATCAACTGCTTCATTTTGATTACTCATAGTTTCGTCAAAATATGTATTAAAACATACAGTACAATATAATCCAGCTAAAAAAGTTAGTAATAAAAATATTAATAATAAGAATTGTTTCATATATATAATTTAGAATATTTTAAATTCTAATATAATATTATAATGAATAAAAAAAAGGGTCAAACTAAAAAATCAAAACGAGAATTTAAACGAAGATTAAAAAATAAAACAAAAAAACATAAAAAACATAATAAATATAAAAAATATTTTAATATATTAACAAATCGTAACAATGAAATAAAAAATACTAGAAGTAAACCTCAACCGAAAAAAGATAAAATAAGTAATTATAATAAAGTCGCAATAATATTAATATATGCAGATTGGTGCGGTCATTGTCAAGCGTTACGTCCTATATGGAATGATTTTATTCTAACTCTAAATAAAGACAAATATAATATAATAGAAATAAATAGTGAAGACCAGGAAGATAATATTAATAAAATAAAAAAAGAATATAATGTAGATAATATTCCGGTAGAAGGATATCCGACAATAGGGCACATTAATCAAAATCTATTTTATTCATATAATGGAGGAAGAACTATAGATGATTTAAAAGCCTGGGTCAATAATATGGGTCAATAATATGGGTCAATAATATGAAAAATTGATTATTATAATAATAATTATAATAATCTAAATACTTAATTATTAATATTAATAATGTCAGCAACCAAAAAGTTCAAAATTAAAAAAACAGAACCAATCACAAAATCATATAGATTAATTGAATTTAATATATACGATGAAGAAAATGAAGAAGATGATGAAGAAGATAATGATAATCAAAATCAAAAATATAAACATCGTACAAATAATAAAAATTTTATAATTCAAATATTTGGAGTAAATGAAAAAGGAGAAACGTGTTGTTTGTATATAAATGATTATAAACCCTTCTTTTATTTAAGGGTAGGTTTCAATTGGAATGATACAGATAAATATGGATTGATAGAAGATATTAAAAATAGATTGCCCAAATATTATCAACAATCGATAGTAAGTAGTGAAATAGTAAATTTCAATAAATTATATGGTTTTACTGGTGGAAAAAAAGAAAGATTTATAAAAATATCTTTCAATAGCTTAACCGCAATGAATAAAGTAAAAAATTTATGGTATATTTATAATAATAAAGAAAAACAACTTATTAAATATAAATACAATGGTGAAGACATTGAATTGTACGAAAGTAATATCCCACCATTATTGCGTTGTTTTCATATATATAATATAAGTCCGTCGGGATGGGTTTCGTTTAAATTAAATAAAGTAATGAAACTAGATTACCAAACAACAACTTGTAATTGTGAATATATTTGTTCAATAGATAATTTAATACCTGAATCAGAAAAAGAAACTATAGTGCCGTATAAAATATGTAGTTTTGATATTGAAGCAAGTAGTAGTCATGGTGATTTTCCATTACCTCAAAAAGATTATAAAAGATTAACTAGTAATTTGGTAGATTTATATTTAAAACAAAAAGATTATATAGATGAAAATAATATTAAAAAATTAATAAAAAAGGTAATATTAACGGCTTTTGAATATGATAGTTATGATAATGTAGATAAGGTGTATCCAAAAAGAAAATATAGTAAAGAAGAATTAATTAGACGAATTGACATCTTATTAAATAAATCAATAGATATAGCAAAAAAATCGAATAAAGATGAAGATAATTCTCATTTAGTTTGTATTAATGATATTTTCGAATCAATAGATAATGATGAAACAACTGAAAATTCAAATGAAACAAATGAAAATTCAAATGAAATTAATTATTCATACAAAAAGGTTGCTAAAAAGACAAGGGTAAATAAAAATGATACGATAATAAATATATTATTAGATCAAAATTATACTAGAGACGAACAAATTAATATAATAAATGAAGTAATAACTAATTTATTTCCACAATTAGAAGGAGATAAAGTAACATTTATAGGGTCAACGTTTATGAAATATGGTGAAAAAGAACCATATTTAAATCACTGTTTAGTATTAGACACTTGCGATAATATAGAAGGAATAGATATAGTTAGTGTAGAAACTGAAAAAGAGTTATTGATTAAATGGACCGAATTAATTCAACAAGAAAATCCTGATATTATAATTGGCTATAATATATTTGGATTTGATTACCAATTTATGTTTCAAAGGTCTATTGAAACCGAATGTGAAAATGAATTTTTATTATTATCTAGGAAAATTGACGAAAACTGTGGAAAACTAGTTAAAAACGATAAGGGGGTTCCAGTATTGGGATTAGAAAATACTAAAATAGTTTTAGCGAGCGGAGAATATGATTTACGTTTCCCAAAAATGTCAGGTAGATTACAAATTGATATGTATGCTTATTTTAGACGAGATTTCAATTTATCTTCATATAAATTAGATGATGTTGCTGGAAGTTTTATAAGTGATTCTATTAAAAAAATAGAAAGAAGATATGACTCAAAATATGGAAATATTACAGAGTTATATAGTCAAAATTTAATGGGGTTACATATCAATGATTATATTCATATTGAATTAATTGGGTTTACTACAGATTATTATAACAATGGAGAAAAATTCAAGGTTATTGATATTATCAAAAATAAAGAAATAATTGAAAATGATAAAATAAAAACTTATAATGTAATAATTATACAAAATCATTATACATTTGATGAAACGAAGTCGTTAAAATGGGGTATGGCAAAAGATGACGTAACTCCTCAAGATATTTTTAAATTAACGAAGGGGTCATCGTCTGACCGTGCTATTGTAGCTAAATATTGTATTCAAGATTGTAACCTTGTTCATCATTTAATGAATAAGATTGACGTATTAACAGGGTATATTGAGATGTCACGTATATGTAGCGTTCCAATTAGCTTTTTAGTATTTCGTGGTCAAGGTATCAAATTAACTAGTTATGTTGCTAAAAAATGTAGAGAAAAAAATACATTAATGCCTGATATAGAGAAGTCCAATGATAATAGTGGTTATGAAGGAGCAATCGTATTACCTCCAAAATGTGGAATGTATATGGATAATCCAGTTGCTTGTGTTGATTATTCTTCACTTTATCCGTCATCGATGATTAGTCAAAATTATTCACATGATAGTAAAGTATGGACAAAAGAATATGACTTAGAAAATAAATGTATAAAAATAACAGGAGAACGTGATAAACATGACCGATTTATATATGATAATTTACCCGATTATGAATATATAGATATAGAATTCGATACTTATAGATATATTCGTAAAAATCCCACTTCGGCTGCTGTAAAGGTTGTTTCTGGAAAAAAAATATGTAGATGGGCACAATTATCAAACAATCAAAAATCGATTATGCCGTCAATTTTAGAGGAATTATTAAAAGCGCGAAAAGATACACGTAAATTAATTAAAACTGAAAATGATCCTTTTATGCAAAATATATTAGATAAACGACAATTAGGATATAAAGTAACAGCGAATTCATTGTATGGTCAATGTGGATCAAAAACATCTACTTTCTTTGAGAAAGATGTTGCGGCTTCTACCACAGCAACTGGTCGTACGATGATTATATATGCTAGAAAAATAATTGAAGAAGTATATGGTAATTTATTATATGAAACAAAAAAATACGGAACAGTAAGAACCAGAGCCGAATATGTTTATGGTGATACAGATAGTGTATTCTTTACTTTTAATTTAGAAAATCCTAAAACTGGTGAAAAAATCAAAGGTTATGAAGCACTTGATATAACAATTGAAATAGCTCAAGACGCAGCTCAATTGAGTTCAAGTTATTTAAAACCGCCAATGTATTTAGAATATGAAAAAACATTAATGCCTTTTATATTATTATCTAAGAAACGATATGTCGGAATGTTATATGAAGAAGACCCAAATAAAGGATATATGAAATTTATGGGTTTATCATTAAAGCGACGCGATTCATGTGATTATTTAAAAGATGTTTATGGTGGTATATTAAATATTCTAATGAAAGAAAACGATGTTCAAAAAGCAATCGGATTTTTAAAAATATGTTTAAATGATTTAATCAACGGAAACGTTGGGATGGATAAATTATCAATAACAAAAGCATTACGAGGATATTATAAAAACCCTAATACAATTGGACATCAGGTTCTTGCTCAACGAATTGGTAAAAGAGACCCGGGTAATAAACCAAAACCAGGCGACCGTATGAAATTTGTATTTATTGTTAATAAAAATCGAAAAGCATTAATGGGAGATAAAATAGAAACTTTAGATTTTATCACTCAAAATAATTTAGATATTGATTATACCCATTATATAACGAATCAATTAATGAAACCATTACAACAATTATTCGGATTAGCATTAGAACAAATATGGTATTATCAAAATAAACATAGTGCAATAAAAACATTTAAACAAGAGATGATAAAATTAAATACCGAAACCCCCGATTTAGAAGTCTATATGAAAAAACGAGAAAAAATTACATCATCAAAGATTAAAACTTTATTATTTGATGATATACTAACCAAAATATTTAATGAACGTAATAATATTCAACCTATTACTAACTTCTTTAAAAGATAAATTTATATGTCTGACTCATATAATAAATATTTTTTTATATTTTCTATACTTAGTTTTGATATTTTTCGTTTTTTTCCATTAGTTTCGTAATATATATTATCTAATAAAGAAGGATCGTTTTGTAATTTATTTAAAAAATCAGGAAAATTTTTGAAATTATTCATTATAGCAATAGCAGTAATTGAACTAATGCTTGGTATTTGACTTAAGAATATTTCTCCTATATTTTCTGTATTAATATTTTCCTTTTTAGATTTTTTGACATAATTACAATAATTTTGATTAATATTTATAGAATTTTTATCTGCGTCATTCATTTCTATTGTTTCATTAGTTTCATTTGTTTCATTAGTTTCATTAGTTTCATCATTTGCATTATTAAATATACGACGAAATGGAGGTGTTAAATAGTATGGTATTATACCCTTGTTAAAATTTCTTTCTATTTTATCTGCTAAAATTAATAACCATTCCGCAGTGTCCGAAACACTATATGTTCGTTGGACAGAAAATCCTTTAAAATATTGTAAACTAGTCATTGTTGAATATAATAATTTTTTTTGACTTGGTTCTATTTGTGAATTTAATCCTTCTAATAGATAAACTATAGAATGCGGAGGGAAACCACTGGCATTTAATAGCCGATATGATTGCTCGTCATATCTCCCGTCCTTAATTGAAGCAAATAAATCAGATAAAGTCTTCCTTTCGATTATCATAACATCTTTACCATCATCGGTTTTTATTATTATATCTCCAATTAGTAAAACTTCCTTTATTAATTCTATACATTTGACTTTTGTTTGTGATAATAATAATGAATAACATTTATCATATAATGCGGTTTCTCGTTCATCTATAATTATTTTCATAACTAATTAATATAAAATTAATTTCATATATTCTTTTTTTTATTAAATATAAAATTGAATAAATATAAACATAATTTGATAACACTAAATAAGTAAGATGGATGATGATATT